TCTGATCGTTCTGGTCAAGCTTTTCCTTACAAAGAAATGGTTACAGAATGGACTGGAGCTAAAGTTCATACTTCTGAATACGAACCTAAACAACCTCAACTAGATCCAAAACCTCATGGAGCAGATCCCCAGGGTTTACAACAAGCTAGACCTGCAAGAACAGAGTTTCCAACAGCGGATTTTTTACCTGATAACCCTTTTTCTATAACAAGCGGAAATAAAATAATGACTGTAAGTTTTCCTGATTACTCTACAGAAGCTCAAGGAGGAGAATTAAATTATGTAAGATTTCAAGGTGTTAAAACTCCTGTTGGTGCTAGATCAATAGAACAAATAGAATTATCTTCAACACTTAATGCAAATATTTCTTCTACAGCCACTTCAATTACTTTATCTGCTGGAGATGGTTCTTTTTACTTACCATCAAATAGCTATGTAGTAATTGAAAAAGTAAATAGTGAAACAGGTAGATATGAAAATGAAGTTGTTTTTTATGAAACTGCAACTATTCATATAGCTACAGGCATAGTAACTTTAAATAACTGTGTTCGTGGAACTGCTGCTCCTTTTAGAGGAGAAACTTTTTCTAATACTACTGCAAGTTCTCATTTAGCGGGTGCTAAAGTTTTTGGAGCACGAGTTGCTTCTGCAGATCCAGATACTGTTGTAACAGGTGCACAACCAGCTACTATACAACAATATAATAGATTTACTATTACCTTTGATTCAAATTCAACATCAACAGCAACAGGTGGCGGTTTAGAGTGTACAGTAGGCCCAATAAATGATAGAGCTTAATTATGGCAGGATTTACATACGCAACATTAACAACAGCAATTCAAAATTACACAGAAGTTGATACTAATGTATTAACAGCTACTATTACTAATCAATTTATTGATAATGCTGAAATGAAAATTTTAAGAGACATACCTCTTGATGCATACAAAAAACAATCTATTGGTAACTTAGTTACAGGACAAACAACTATAAATGTTCCCGCTAAAACTTTATTTGTTAAAGGTGTACAAGTTTATACTTCAACATCAGCTGCTACAGGAGCAAATACTTGGTTAGAAAAAAAAGATGAAACTTATTTACAAGAATATATTCCTGCTGAAACAGCAACAGGAACACCTAAATACTACGCTATGTTTGGTGGTGCTACAGGAGTCTCAGATACGACTTCAGGACGATTGTTTTTTGCGCCGGCACCTAGTAGTACATTTAAGTATAAAATACACTATGAAGCTATCCCTGACGGTTTATCAGGGTCAAATACTACGACATATATAAGTCAATACTTTGGAAATGGTTTATTATATGCATGTTTAGTAGAAGCATTTGGATATCTAAAAGGTCCTCTAGATATGTTGACACTATATGAAAATAAGTATAAAGAAGAAGTACAGAAGTTTGCTTCGGAACAACTTGGTAGACGTAAACGAGATGATTACACTGATGGTACGGTTAGAATACCAATACCTTCACCATCACCGTAAAATAGGAGATTAAATTATGGCAATAACATCGGCAATATGTAACAGTTTTAAACAAGAAGTATTACAAGGAATTCACAATTTTACTGCATCATCTGGAAATACTTTTAACATAGCTTTATACACAAGTTCAGCTACTTTAAATAAATCAACAACAGCTTATGCTTCAACAAACGAAATTTCTAACACATCAGGATCTGCTTATTCTGCAAAAGGGGCTGCACTTACAAGTGTTACTCCTGCATTATCAACAGATACAGCTTGTTGTGATTTTGCAGATGTAAGTTTTACTTCTGCTTCTTTTACAGCTAATGGTGCTTTAATTTTTAATGACACAGCAAGTGGTGATCCAGCAGTTTGTGCAATCGCATTCGGCGCAGATAAAACTGTAACAAGTGGAACTTTTACAATTCAATTTCCAACAGCTGACGCATCTAACGCAATCATCAGGATAGCATAAGGAGGTAAATCCTTATGTCGGTAAACCGAACATTCACAGTAACGGTAGTAAGCACCGGTTCAGGCAATAAATATTTTATTGATGGCGTTCAAACACCTACTTTAGAATTAGTTGAAGGTGCAACTTTTAGATTTGATCAATCAGATTCATCTAACAATACACACCCATTAAGATTTGCAACAGCAACAGATGCTTCAGGTGGAACACAATACACAACTAATGTAACAACAAATGGGACACCGGGATCATCTGGGGCTTATACACAAATTGAAGTAGCTTCTAGTGCACCTACTCTTTATTATTATTGTACTAATCACTCAGGAATGGGAGGACAAGCAAATACACCCAATGCTGATTTTTGGGGAGCAGGAAATTGGAGTGCAAATCTTTGGGGAATCGAAGATGCATTTACTTTAGGTTGGGGTGCACAAGCATGGAATGATAGTGAATGGGGAGAACTTAACGATGCAAGTCTTACATTAACTGGAGTTTCTTCTACTTCATCAATAGGTTCAGTATCTGTTGAAACAGAAATAAATACAGGTTGGGGACAAGATGAATGGGGTGAAGAAAATTGGGGACAATCTGGAATAACCGTTTCATTAACAGGTGTTGAAGCAACTACAGCTATAGGTTCAGATGTAAGTTGGGGTAAACAAACTTGGGGATCTACAACAACTGGTTGGAGTGGTGAATATTATTTAGATGTCACAAGTGTAATGGGATTAACAGGAGTTTCTGCGACATCGAGTGTTGGCAGTCCTACAGCTATTTCTGATGTTACGTTAGTTCCATCAGGTCAAAGCGCAACATCATCAATTGGTTCTGTAGAAATAAACTTTAATATAAATGTAGAAGTAACAGGTATAAGTGCAACTTCTTCTGTAGGTGCATTAACACCAGCAGACGTAATGGGATTAACTGGAGTTTCTGCAACATCAAATGTTGGTGAACTTCAAACTAATTCAAATCCTACTGTAAATTTAACAGGAGTATCAGCAACTTCTTCTGTAGGCGCATTAAGTCCTGCAGATGTTATGGGATTAACAGGATTATCATCAACTTCATCTATAGGATCCCCATCTATTAGTCTTAATCCTATAGTCTCATTAGAAGGCTTATCAGCAACATCTAGTGTAGCGTTATTTGGAACTTCTTCAGGCTTTGGAATTCAAGCATATTCTGATGTTGACACAGGTTCAAATTCTTCGTATACAAGTGTTGCAACAGGATCAAATACAAGTTATACTGACGCTGCATAATAGGAGATAAAATATGGCATCAACATACACACCTTTAGGTGTTGAACTTCAAGCAACTGGCGAAAACGCTGGAACGTGGGGAACGAAAACAAATACTAATTTACAAATTTTTGAACAAATCGTTGGTGGATTTTCTGCGCAATCAATAGCAGGTGGTGCACAGACTACAGCTTTATCTGTATCTGATGGAGCAACAGGAGCAGTTCTATCTCATAGAATGATTGAGTTTACAGGTTCTATTACAGGGAACCAAATTGTAACTATTCCTTTAGATGTACAAACATTTTATTATTTAAGAAATACAACATCAGGTGCTTACACAGTTCAATTTAAATATGCATCAGGATCTGGTGATACATTTACTTTTTCAGCAACTAACAAAGGTGATGCAGTAGTTTTTGCTACTGGAAATGATGGAAGTAATCCAGACATTTATACTTTACCAGCTGGTGATGTTACTACTGCTGGAACACAAACTTTAACAAACAAAACTTTAACAGCTCCTAAAGTAGGAACTTCTATTTTAGATACTAACGGAAATGAATTATTACTTTTAACAGCTACCGGTTCAGCAGTTAATGAATTAACTTTAGCTAATGCTTCAACAGGTAATGGACCAATTTTATCAGCAACAGGTGAAACTAATGTTGATATAAATTTAAACCCTAAAGGAACAGGTGTTCTTAAATCAGGTACAGCTGCAGTAAACATTGCAGGTAAAGAAACTATGTGGATTCCATCTTCCGCTATGTACGGAGCTACAACTAACCCAGCAGACGCACAACAAGTTGAAACAACAGCAGTAAGACCTGATATGAAAGTATTAGATTTTGATGCAGGTACAGATGAGTTTGCACAATTTTCAGTGGCTTTTCCTAAATCATGGAATGAAGGCACAGTAACTTATCAAGTTTATTGGACACCGGCTTCTACTAATACAGGAGACTGTATTTTTGGATTACAAGGTGTATCATGTGGAGATAGTGATACTATTGACGTTGCTTACGGAACAGCAATTAATGTTACAGATGCTGGTATAGGAACAGTCGAAGATCAACAAGTTTCCGCTGAAAGTTCAGCAGTTACAATCGCAGGATCCCCTGCAGTGGATCAATTAACTTATTTTCAATTATTTAGAGATGCAAATGCTGGTGGTGATACTTTTAGTGCCGATGCAAGAGTATTAGGTATTAAATTATTCTTCACTACAGATGCGGCTAACGACGCGTAAGGAGAATAAAATATGTTTGGATATCAAGTACTAGGTTTCGGAGCAGGAGGAGCAGGAAGTCCTTTTGTTGAAGCTACTGGTGGAACAATAACAACATCTGGTGATTTTAAAATTCATACATTTACAGGTCCAGGAACTTTTACAGTTACTAATGTAGGTAAATGTTCAGGTTCAACGACTGTAGATTATGTAGTCGTAGCTGGTGGCGGTGGTGCCGGCAGTGGTTCAGGAGCCGCAGGCGGTGGAGGCGCAGGAGGACACAGACATAATTATCCTCAACCCGCAACAGGCGGATTATCAGTTTCAGCACAAGGTTATCCTATAACAGTAGGTGCAGGTGGAAATGGTGGTCCAGGTCCAGCTCCGTCTAATCATAATGGATTAAAAGGTGCAGATTCAGTTTTTTCAAGTATAACATCAACAGGTGGAGGTGGCGGTCTAGAAAATGGTCCAGTGCCTTCCTTTGGTCCTGGAGGTTCAGGAGGTGGTGGTAGTTATCAAACAGGTTGTGCAGGCGCAGGAAATACTCCACCAACAAGTCCATCTCAAGGAAATGCTGGCGGTACTGGAGCACTCATAGCCGCATATAATACATCTGCTGGAGGCGGTGGTGGTATAGGCGGTGCAGGACAAGCAGGTCCAAGTGGAGTATGCAGTAGAGCAGGAATAGGTGGCGCTGGTGTAGCAAATTCAATTACTGGGACACCAGTTGTAAGAGCAAGTGGAGGAAATGCACACGGACAAAAAAATCCAGGTGGACAACAAGTTAATGCTCCAACACCCACACCCGGTGGAGGTGGGGCTTCTGGTGCAAATGGAACTGCAAACACAGGTGGTGGTGGCGGTAGTGCGCATCCTTCTGCTGGAAATGGTGGATCAGGAGTGGTAATAATAAGTTATAAATTTCAATAGGATTAAATTATGGCACATTTTGCAAAAATATCAGAAAATAATGAAGTACTTACA